GGCCAGCAGTTCTGTCCCACTGATTGCCCCAAAATTCTTCAATATGAAAGACTTTCACTTGATTGTTGTTGTTATAGCCAAAAAACTGACCTTTATCTTTAAGTGTGCCCGTGGCCAGCAGGCTGCTTGCGCTTGTCGCGCCCCGGCAGTTGCCCAGGCCGAACACGCTCTGCGTATCCGTTGACTTGCCCATAAGCACACAAAGGGTTCTAATGAGTTCGCGCTGGCTCCAGGAATGGATATACCAGCCGGTGCCGTTAGCAGTCGCCCCGGCAATCTGCTGGTCTGTCGTAAGACTCTGAGAAACGGACTGCCCCGATAAGGAGCGAATCTTGGAGGCGTTCCCGCTGCCGCCGAACATAGAGAAGTAGAACTTATCCGCAATAGTACCGTCCGCCCGCGTATGCGCGTAGGCGTGATAGGTTTCATCATACTGATGGTCGCAGATAACCTCGTATTCGTAGCGGCCATCCTGCCAACGCTTTACCCAAACGAGCGGGATTTCCGCCATGGCGTTGCCGTCGTAATTCGGGTTGCCCACATCTGAGGGCGTGCCGTCTTCCTTCTTTGTGTAGTCGTTCGGGTCGAGGTAATAATCAACCGTACCGTCTGATTTCAACATGCACGGCTTGTTATTCTTGACGAACCATAAATCCGCCCAATCACCATAATCAAAGACGCCATTGGTAAAGTCCATACCGCAAGGTCCCATGCCTTTAGCATCAAAGATATATTCGCACCGGGTGGCAGGGTCACTATTGCGCTTATCAATACGAATACCCCAGCGGTGGGATTTGGTGCCAATATTGCCAGTCTCATCAATGACAATGCTGTCCATTTTGGCCTTATCCTCGGCGCTCATAAGTCCGTTTGCTTCATCCGTGGCCACCGGAATATCATCAACACTGCCAATTTTTCTGATAGTCCACACTACCGTACCGTCTGTTACGGTATCGCCCTCGGTGGGAGTCGTAATCGTTAAATCACCGCTACCAGAAATACCTGCGGTGGAACACTCTAAGAACCAACCAACAGGCAATTCTCCATATAAGAAACGGATTTCGCCTTGCAAATATTTTGTATTCGGTTTGCGTGAATACGAATCATCAATCTGCGTACTACAGATTTGCCGAACAATCCACGTTACAGTGTTGTCAGTAATCGTTGTCGTATTCGGCACAATGCTTGAAGGGATAGCAAACTTTTCCGTATTGCTAGTACCGTCAACAAGACATTCAAGATACATACCTGCACTCAGACCGCTTGTGAATACGATACTTCCTTTGGCGTAAGTTGTGCTTGCTTTCCACTGTAAGCTATCATTGAAGGCAGCCATTTCAATAGCATTTGTACCATTGATATTATTGAAAAAACCACCGCCCCAATATTTTTCCGCACCTGCGGTGTTATCACCAATCGCGCCCTCACCATTGGCGCGTGGTACTATTTTTTTTGTAGCCATGTTTTCACACTCCTTTATGCAGAAGGTTCAATATTTCCCTGCGCGTCAAGTACCCACCGTGTAGCAAACGTTGGATAAAGGCTAGGCATATATCGCCCTTCACTATCTTCTTCCCAAAAATCATCAGTATCTAATGTAATTCTTACCCACTGTGGGGAGTTGCCGGGTACATCTGCGCTTCCTATATTAGTACCAACACACCGATATGTGTTGCCGTCTGTATAAGCAACGCACTCTGGATAGTTGTATGTTGCCGTACTATCCCATGCAGGAGCACTAGCACCAAAAGCACTTTCAGCATACATATTAGCCTGTTGACTTGCCGTATTAGCACTATTAGCACTATTAAGCGCATTTGTCGCTGATTGTGCCGCCAAATCAGCAGAATTACTTGCGTTAATAGCTGACTGATTCGCTTGGTTGGCATAACTCATAGCAACATTAGCATTTACAATTGCTGTATCTCTTGCTTCTTCTGCCTTTTGAGCCAGTTTGCCAACCGTTTGCACATAGTCTGTACCTTGCGTAAAGTTGACAACTATTTTTTCTGTCATAACCGCATTAGCCATAATCTCACCTCCATTACCCTGTTACATCAGGTTTCAAAATATATCTATTAGCACCAATCGTGCGGTAATAAGTGTAACCGTCCTTGTTATAGGTAATCTGTATGTCATACCAATAATCACCATACGGCAAATCCTGCGTGAGATTATGAGGAATAATGCAAGGTGTCGCTTGATTAAACTGAACTTGATACAAATAGCTATCATCATCAAGATACTGTTTAACGCTGAACACACCCTGCCATTGCGGAATTACGCCCCCATCAACCTGTACTTCCATTTCAAATTGTGCTGTATCACCACGCACATGAGTTAAAGTACCATCTTCGGCAAACTCAAAATTTATAACAATCATTTTCACACCCCCTTATACGCCTATTACAAGATAATCAATTGTCCGTGTCACAGAAGTATCGGTAGTATCTGGATTGGTGTAATAACAATCAAACCCTGTTTCCGTTGCGTTCTCAATCTGTAACAAATCGCCTTCCTGCATATCAGTAATTGTTACTTGCGGTACAGGTGGTGTGCTAAACGTATTAACATATCTGATTGTTCTAGGCACATCCTTATCAATCGTTGCCGTACCAGATTCCACAATAGTTTTCTTGTTGTAACCGACAATGCTAAACATAATCGGTTCAACGTCAGCCAACTCTTGTTCCACTGTGCCGAATGTGTTGAAAGACGTAGCTTTTACATATACAGTAGTTCCTATATCTTTACCTTGGAATGGATATTTAAGAACAACATTTTTATCGCAACGCACAAACTTAGCCCCTGTAATATGGGACTCTTTTGCTGTTCCGTATATACTACGGTGCAATGTGCTAATATCATAATTATTTTGTGACGTTAATTCAGCATTGAGATAAGCCATCATTTCACCGTTGCCAGTACCTTCAATCCATGTCAATGTTTCGTAGTTATCAGCACTTTCTTGTGATACCGTGGAAAGTGTTCCCCTGCTCATAGACATATCAACACTGAAAGAATCGCCTGTTGAAGTTAAATCGCTTGTAAGAACGCCTTGGCGTGCAGGTTGCGTAACCGAGCCAATCATTTTGTATGTTTCACCGTCATTTGATACCCAAATATTACAACCGCCCCAAAACTTATTCTGTCCACTAGCAAATATCCAAACTTCATAGCCTGTAGCACTTTCCACAAGTGGTGTAGGTGCTTCAAAAAGAATAAGAGGATTGGCATTTCCGGGGTCAGCATTAGTGTTGGCTTCGGTTCGTGTAGCTGTTTGCGTTGCATACAAAGGTGCTGTGGTTACACCGCTTAAATTATCCTCAAAGGTAATATCAAGCGTTAAATCATCCTCATTTTCGGTGATTTCTACTACTCGAACACTTGTAATGCCTAAGTTTGCCAACTTAGATTCAAGCGTAACTGCGTCCATCGGTTCAAGCAAAATGAACTCCTGCCCTAGCCGTATCGTGTATCGGTTGCGGTTATATAGTTGCTTCTGTAAAATCAACTGTGCTACCGCCTGTGCAAGCGACTGATTCATGATTTCGGGGTGACTATACGTACCTGCTTGTCTTACGCCGTGAAGTTCAATATCTCCCTCATCCGTAGCGTAAACCACGTTAGAGTTGTACTGGTCAGCCCTAGAAGTGTGTTCAAGTGGAACGATATTGTAAGTGTCGGCCTGTGAAGTGCGTTCAATCCGCAATGTTTCTTCATCTTGGTTGATAATGTTAGTGTCTGTAATCGCATAATACGGTGGTAAGCCATCCCAATAAGGGATAATCTTAACCTTGCCTTGCGAATATACATATTCACTATTGGTGCACTCCATAAGAGAACTAATAATATCGCTACATGAAGTTTGGTCTGCATAAACAGGTGAAATAAGCAGTTGATTGGTCTTGCAATACTCCGAATACACCGCCAATGACTCTTCATCTATCAGAACATCGGGGAAATTTTCGCCATAAACTGTAGAAGTAAGCAGAGTATATATAATGTCACGAGGGTTAGCGTCAGTTGGAGTATAATCAACCGTAGCCTGTATAGCCGTGTAATAGATACGAATATAGGTAGGGTCAACTCTATCATAACCATCGTCACGCTCATCAAAATTAAAAGTGTAAGTATACACTCCATATTTTGCATTGCCATATTCGTCCTTTGATTGCTCAATCGTGTAATATCGGCTATCAAGCGTCACCCATGAGCCAACCGCAGTAACAGGGTCAAAAACATATTCTTGTACATATCTGTTAGCACTAAAATTGCTTATCTCAATTTCTTGCATATAAGCAAACTGTTGCATTTTATCCCTTGTCGCAGGTCTAATATCTGTATGTTTATATACAACATTTAACTGCGTTACGTTTACTGCACCATAACTATCCGTATAAGCATGAACCGTAGCTGTATTACTACTATCTACTGTTACCGTATACTTTAGAGGGTTAGAAGGTGGTAACGATGGAGAAGCAGATATGCTAATCATGCTATCGTAATCATCAAGAGTAAACGTAGTATTGAGTTTGTATGTTGTTACATACGTGGTCTGTTGGTTTACAATTACAGGTGTGGTTTGCGTATCGCAATGTGCAGCAATCGTTTTTTCTCCATTAGGAACTTGACTTTGGCACAATCCGTACACTTCAAAATTCATATTTGGTAATGAAGCGGACGTGCCTAAATCAATAACCCCTGCCAAATACCCTGTGCCACTATAGGTAAGAGCGTGTTCAGGGTGGCGCGACAACATATAGCCCCACGGTGCTTGTGCTTTTGAACCATCAAAAAAGGTGAGGTTCATTGCCTTGGTGTCAGTAGTCTTAGAACCACTCCATACCTTGCCAACACCTGCAAGTTTGCCCTCACCTAACACCATACAACCTGCCACAGAATAGGTGTAATCGGTGCTTGTCTGTGTTACACCGCCACCGCCCTTACCGCCACTTTCTGTAGTGGTTACATGAGCCCATGCGGTAAAGTCAGTATAATCGCTTAACACACCACTTATCATTGCAGTTCCGAAAATCAGCTTAATAGGAGAACCATAACTAGATTGGTTTACCTGAAAACTACTTATCCTTTGCGTTGAAGTGTTTACATTAGAGCCACCGCCTCCAAAGATACCCATTTACTCACACCACCTTTTCAAGCGATATGTGCCGTAGAGTGCATGAGTATAACCTTTGATGTTAGACAGGATAACGCCCTGCCGTGTATAGCTATGAATCATGTATTCCTTATCGTAAACAAACGCTGCATGGTGGGGAACTTTGCTACCATGGAACTTGAAAACAAGAATATCTCCCGGCCTACGTTCATCATCAGGGATTTTATTGCAATGTTCCTCAATCTTCATCAGATAGCGTGGTACAGCGCAATGGCACGCAACATCCTCTGGATAATACGGCAGGTCGATATGTGCTAATAAGTCAGCATTTTCAAGCACACCCAAAAGGAATGTGCCACAATCGCAACCTGCACCTTTTACCCTGCCAGCCGTATGATAGGGAGTGCCTAACCACTCTTTAGCTTCGGTAATTAACCGTTCACGTTCTTCAATCTCCTGCTTAACTGTCATGGTTCGCACCTCCTTATAACAATACGTTCTGACACGGCAAGTATGGGAATCCACGGAAATTAGCCATATTGTTGTATGCTTGACAAGATACCATCGTCTTTGCGCACCCACGCCAAAATGTGAATGTATCGCCTTCCTGCACTGCATTAGCAAACGGCTGTGCCGGAGTAGCAATATTATTCTCAAACGTTTTAATAGAGCGTGACACGCCGATATTCGCTCCTGCTGTGCACATCATAGTTCCTTGCGTAAAATAACCGTCAGCATATCCAGAAGCTATCTGTACGGCGTTCTTAGCACTACCTGCCACCGCAGTAACATCATGTGAATAATCAGCCTTATTAAGCCCACACATAGAGTCACAGAACCGATTAAGGCACGATGGCTTCACAAGGTTTCGTGGTAGTTGTGCATTTAGAAGGTCGGTGGGTGATTTTACCGTCAACTTTGCTTGTGTCAGCTTAACTTCGTCAACGTCCATACGCCCAAAGAAACGCGCTTTAAGCACATAGTCCGTAGAAAGATTAGGCATATTGTATTGCCACGGAATAGGCGAATACAGACGGTCAAGCGATACATAAGCACCATCAAAAGTACCGCCCTGCAACGCTTCAAGCCATGTCGTATTTAATTCGGGAATTTTATCTGTCGGTCTATAGAGAATGGTCATTTCCATATCTGTAGTTTCAACACCAGACTTATCCGTAATACTTCCGTGAGTAATTGTTTCATGCTTATACTTGTTACCACCCACAGTTAAATCAACATCGTGTCCTGTCCTAAGAAGCAACGTACCGCTATTGAAGTAACCGCTATTGTAACTTAAATCCATTTTAAGCCAAAAGGTGTACAAGTCAGCAATGTACCATGTTTTTCTTTTGCCTTGCATATACTCCATTAGCAGGTTTTGGAGTGCTTCACTACATTGTTTCATAACCAATCACTCCAATTTTATAGACTCAAGCACAATTTCTTCTAAATCCCAACCGCCGTAGAAAATCTGCTGAAATTCCGCTTCATCATTTTGGAAATGGCATCTATAGAACCATCTGCCTGTCCATGACAAAACATCACCTAAAGCAGGAGGCGTATTAAACGTAATAAGCCCTTGTTTATCCCATGTAAAGGCATGAGTAACATTGCCATTAATATAAATCATGGGCTTACTGTGCATACCAAAAACAGGTTCAACAAAATTACCGTATTGATGAACAAGTCTAAAGTCTTTGGTTTCGCCATCACCTACGCCGAATTTCTGCCGTATGCAACGGTTATCCTCAAATAATGGGTCAGCATATAAGAAATCCTGCCCTGCACCGCCTAGCTGATTGTAAAATCCCATGAGCGTATGCACATCATCTTTTCTTAGGTCATAATCTGACAAGTAAGAAAACGAAAGATTGAAAATATAATAAGGGTAAGTGTAGCATTGCAAAAACTTTTTAACCCCGCTTATGCTTTCCTGCGTTATTGTATTCCAATGTGGAGTTTTTCCAATCGGATATTGTAAACCTCTTAGGGTTGGAAATAACAAATCGCTCATTCCTACACCTCCCTTTCATGCAAAATAAGGGTAGCCACTAGACTACCCTTAAACGAATTTCTATAATACCATTTTACCACCGCTTCAATTCGGTTTTGTGTAACGCAATAAAAAAAGACTCACCAGCTACAAAAGCCAGTGAGTCATAATTTTATACCAAACCTTTCGCGTTCAAATATCCGTTACGAATACCTTTTTTGACATTCTTTGAAAGTTGGCGGTTGTAATCTTTCAGGACTCTTTCAAATCCGCGAGAATCAACCGTAGAAACGCTAATATTGCTCTTGATATTAGCATTGCTACCACCCATGTTGCTACCCAAAGAACCGCCATTTCTAGCCGTATTACGGATAACGTCAGCCTGTTCGGGAGTCAGCACCATTTCGCCCTTATGCACCATTGCAAACATATCCTGTTCAATGTTGCCACCAATATCAAAGGACGGTACATTGAACGTAGTGGACTGCAAAACAGGCGTAGGAGTCATGTAATAGCTGTCAGGTGAACGCCCTAAGTTAATTGCGGTTGTGCTTTCAGAAGTGGAAGAACCACCGCCACCACCAAAGAGGGAGAACAACGCCAACACTGCCATCAACCACCCCATCATCTGTGCCGTGGTTGCCTGTACCGTAGCTGCGGTTGCCTGATTCTCCGCTACAATAGCTTGTCCACTCATTTGAGTAGTTGCTACTCTTGTAGCCTCCATCGTTCCCCACGAGCCACTAATAGTCATTGCACCCGTCTGCACTCCTGCGGAAATCGTCTGCATACCCGTTTGAGATATGTTAGAAATCCCATTGATGGTTAATAGCGTCTGTTGTCTTAACATATTAAGTCCCGGCTGTACTGCACTCTTAACAGTGCTAGCAAAGTTATTGAGTCCTAGTGCATTAACAAGGACATTGCCCTTGCCTTTGCCTGTACCCATGCCTAGGCCACCGCCTAAAGAGGAAAGTGAACCCTGCGCCCAACCAATGAGGTCAAATGCGCCACCGCCCATACCACCTTTAGACTTCTTGCCACCAATAGAGCTACCGCCCATGTTAAGGTATGGTTTAATACCACCTATGCCACCGTCAATATCGCCATATACACCAGCAGGGTTGCCTGTTTTCTTCTGTGGGTGTAAGAGGTTAGACAACCACTTCTTAATGCTTTGTGACAAATCCTCCGTGAACATCTTGATAATGTCATTTACAACACTCTTAAAAATGTCACGGAAGGCTTCACCAAAGGACTTAGTTCTGGTCAAGATACCTTCAAGCCCACTTTGAATAGCATTGGTCATGCTGTCAATGAACTTTAATGTGTACTTATCCTTCTCTAAGAACGCTTCCTGCTCAAGTTTTACGCGCTTCTCATGGTAAGACTGCTCCAACTTGTACATTTCGCTAAGTGCTTTTTCGGTAGCGTCCACATCACGAGAAAGATTGAACATCTTTTCAGCGTAATATTTAGCGTCCAAATCAGTCTTAGCGTAAACATATCCTCTGTATGCCGCAAGCATATCATCAGCAGTGCCTTTGTCCATTGCCACCGTAGAACCTAATTTCGCTTCGAGTAATGGTTTCTGTTTGGCATAATTATTTTCGTTCTTCTCCCACTCGTACTTGCGCACATCGGACTTGTCAATCAACCCTAGCTTTTCAGCAAAAGCGATTTCAGAGTCAGCCATCTTTTCTACAGCTTGTACTTGCGTATCAGTTGCTTTCCGAATATCCTCCTGCCGTTTTGCTTCATACTTAGCAGATTCAAGAAGAACCTTCTCATAGTCCTTGATTGCCGTGTCAAGATAAGCAAAGGGATTCTTACCATCACCAATGCCCATCATCTGCTCATAGAGCTTACGTTGTTCTTCGGCAGAAACATTCTGTCCTAACTTGCCACGCTCTGTTTTGAGGTCATTGATTTCCCTATCAAACTCTTGTTTCAGCAATTTATAGCGTTCAGCAAGGGCTTTCATTGGGTCATCGTAATTTTCCTCGCCTCTTTTCTTTGCAAAACGCTTATCAAGTGCATCCACAACTGCTGTATCAATAGCACCTGCCTTAGAAATACTATCACTAAATGCCTGTGCAAACTCCTGTGGCGTAGAAGAATTGGCTTTTAGGTATTCTTGATACTTTTTCTTTTCTTCTTCATCATACTTCTGTGCGTAGGTATGCTGATAATTAATTTGAGAAACAGCAGAATCTTTATAGCCTGTGCCTTTCAGCCATTCTTGATACTTTGCCTGTTGGTTTCTATCAAAACCGTACAATCCATATCGGTCAGTACCTTCTCCTGCTTTATAATCGAAGCCGGACATAGCCTGTACATTAGCAAGTTCGCCAATAGCGCGATTATGGGATAAGCCTTTTTCTTTAGTCAAGAAACGATATAGAATAGCTTCAATGGAGTTATCGGCTTCCTTGCCACCTCTAGCACCTTTAGCACCTTTACCTTTAGAACCGCCACCACCGCCAGAGGGTATAGCATTAGGCATTGCCCCCGTAGGCATATTGTGTTCCTGTGCATACGGAGAGTTTTCCATGCCAGCTTTAGCGTCTGCAATGCTATTTAACAAGTCGAAGTTCAGCTTGCTTTTTATGCCATTGGCAATGTTATCAATCCAACCGCCACCGTTTTCTCCTGCATTTTGAGCCATGCCAAACATACTGCGGATAGCGTTCTTTACATCAGAAGCTATGCTACGAACCTTATTTGCGAAGTCAACCAGCTTTTGTACCATATCATTAAGCCATTGTGCAAAGGCTGGGGATATGCTGCTAGCCAGCCAGTTTATAAAATTATTCCAAATAAAGCGAATAGCATTGGCAATGTTTTCAGTCGTAACGCCATGTTCAGTCAGCCAACCATTTATCACAGTGATTACTGAACTAATTACACCAGCAACCCATTGAAACAACGGTGCAATCACATTCTTAATAGCCCAACCAACCACTTCTGCAATAGCATATATAGCTATAAACAAAGGCGAGAAAGCTAAAATAATGGCTTCGATTGCAGCAGAAATTACATCAACAAGTGTATTCCAAATATATGTTAAATCATTCGATACCGTTTCCCAATTTTCATATACTACATAAGCGATAGTTCCCAATGCCCCAATAACTGCGATTACTGCTAACATAGCAATAGCGACAGGTGCTAATACAGTTTCAAGTGTAACAATAGAACCAATAAGAAGTCCAACCAATCCACTAGCTATGCCACTAGCAATACCACCAGCAGAAGTTGCATAAGCCCATGCCATAGTTAAAGGAGTAGCCATAGTCATTAAAAAACTCTGAATACCAACAG